ATTCGTTCCGAGCATGAAATTGTTTCCGAGGTTTGCAAGGAATACAAAATCAACGCTACGCAAGCAAAGAAGATGGTTGAGGCTTTCCCACCAAAATACACTTTCTATGACCAAAGTATTCCCGATGTGATTAAGACGCTTAGGAAGGAGAGAAGGGGTCTTAAGGGCGATTCTAGGGAGAAGATGGCCAAGAGTATAGATACCCTCATTGAAGGCTATTCCGAGCATCTAGAGAAGTGCCTAGATAGCATCTATTGGCTCAACCCCTACAAGCAGACCGTGAGGAAGATGGGTTTCAAAGAAACGGACTTGATTAAACTCCATTCGCTAAAGTCTGCTGATGAAAGACGAGCAGTTGTTGATGTTCTCTGCAAGTATTGGGAGGCAGAGTTGGACCGTAATGAAGTCAACTATGGTCGCATCTACGCTCAACTTGACAAGGAAATGAAGATGGCAAAGAGTGAATACAAGAAGTTGGTTAAGGAAATTCCCGATACGATTTTGCGAAAGAGCATCAAGGACAAGACCAAGGAGTTTATTCTCAAGCAGGTTTGTGCAGAGCAAGGCATTAGTGCTAGGCAAATCCATGACAGAATGCCCTTGCAACTCCACAACCGTAACTCTTGGAACACCATCGCTAAGATTTCCAAGGAGTTGGATATTGTTTCCTTGGAAGGAAGATACTACAAAGTCAACTCCGAGATTAAGAAGAACATTTGGGCTTACACGGCGGCGTTTATTGACTCGGATGGCTACATTACAATGGACCGTAAGCACAACCCAAGAGTGGGCTTGATTGCTACAGGAGAGCGTGGTAAGGCGTTCATGCAAGAGATTCACAAGGCTATTGGTTTTGGGAAGTTGCACCTTGACCAAAAATCTCCGCAGGATACTCGCCCGGTCAACCGTTTGAATTTTTATTCGCAGGATGATGTTTACAATTTGTTGACGAAGTGTTTGCCTCATTTTAGAATGAAGAAAGGCAATGCGAAATTGTTGTTAGAGTTGGTTCGTATCAAGAAAGGCTACAAGAAAGAGCCTTGGTATAAAGAGCGATGCGATGAGATTTTCAAATTGATGAAGTGGGAAAATCACCGTGACCATGTTGGTTATGATTTCGCTAAGGAAGGTATTTACATTGATGATATTCAAAAATACAAAGACAATTGTAAAATGTCTTTGATGGATGAAAGAGAACAAATTGGGGTGGTTCTTTGAGTTGGGAAGATATTCTCAAAAGAGGCAGGGTTCCTCCAAAGAAACCTACTAAGAAAGAGAAGCCCGATACGAGTTGGCAGAATAAATTGCCGGAGAAGGAGAGAGATGACTATACTCCACCGGCAAATATCGTTGAGCAAATAAAGGAAGAAAGCGCAAGAGAGGCTCGGCTAAAAGAATACATGGAGCGGGAAGAAGAACGCAAAAATCGCCAACGCCACTACTCTTTATCCGATGAAGAAAAAGAAAGAAGACGAAGAGATAAAGAGTGGGATGAACGAAGGGCTAGAGAGGAACGCATTAAAGCGGAAAAAAGAGCAGGAACCCACAGACCCAAAAAGGGTCAAAAAAGGAATCAAAATCCAAGGCAACAAGCCCCTAAGAAAACTCGCTCTCAAAGAAGGGCGGCTAGTGAGGCTAAGGCGAGAAGAGAGGCTAATCTGGAAGCACAAAGAAGAGAAGATGCGGCTAGAGCCGCAAGAGATAGAAGGAGAGGACGTTGATGGATTTATACCTTGAACAATTTATTGACGATATGGTGAGTAACTTGGAATATAGAAATGGAATTTTCAAGACGACTTGGGACTATACCCTTGTTGGTTTGTTCTTTATTGTGGCTCTCCCTATCGTTGGATTTCTTGCACTCAAGGAGCGATTCTTGTGAGTTGGAAGGATATTCTCAAGAGAAGCGGCTACAAACCTGCTAATCCTTCTCTATGGAGTCGGGCTATTGCGGCGGCAAAAGCCAAATACGATGTTTACCCTTCTGCTTATGCTAACGCTTATGCTTCTAAATGGTATAAGAAAAAAGGCGGAACATGGCGCAAGTCTAAGAAGTGAATTACATGTGCGAAACTTATTGGGAAGACATTCTGTATAAGGGATGGGTGGCTTGCCCTTGTCCTAAGAAAGGAAGACCAAAACCTTGTGGTAGACCCGATGCTTCGGTAGGAAAGAAAAGAAGATGCCGACCAACATGTGACGCTTGCAAAGATTATCCTAGAAGGATGGGTAAGAGAGGAAAACCCCAAAAGAGAAAGGCCGGAACTTTTAGAGCGGAGAAAAGGTATGGACTTCGTGGTTGGTTAGGAAGAAGAGGTGGTAAAGAATGAATTGGAAAGATATTTTGAAGATTTCTCGTTTAGAGTTGGAAATCGCTAGAGAGTATGCGCCGGAAGAGTTGGCTAAGAGAGGAAGAAAAGTCACTCGTCCGGATTCTAAGAGGCTCAAAGGTCGTCCTATGAGTCGCTTTAATGAAGAAGACGCAAATAGGGCGAAAAGAGAAAGAGATAAAATTATGAGCAGAGGGAAAGCCCTAAGAGAAGCAGAAGAAGCGAGGCAGAAGGCATTGGAAGAATATCGCAACTCTCCGGAGGCCAAGAAAACACAGAAATACGGAAAGGTGATGTGTCGGGATTGCGGCTCAGAATACTATGCTGATGATAATTTTAAAGGTAAATGTGATGGCGGGGATAGTTACACCAATAATTACGGAGGCAAAGACGGTGGTTGCGGAGCCGAAGGCGATGATATGTTTACTGTTGTTGAACAAGGCGAAATGGGTAATACCGAGAGATACATGAGGTAGTGATTATGTCATGGGAAGATATTCTAAAGCAACCTTCGCTAACCCCTCAAGAGGAACAAGAGATTCAATCCATGATGCGATTTAGAAACATGGATAGGGAATCTGCGGAGAAGTCTGTTAGGCGTAAGTATGGTAAGTTGGGGCAAGTGAGGCAACCTGTAGGTAGGTTGACGAAAGAGGATATTCTAAAGCGAAAGCCCAAGTCCGGCCCTAGAGAAGCCGCTCGTAAGAGAATGAAGGCTAAGGGGCTAAGGTCGTTCAATAAACCGCAACGCCTCAACGATGATTCGGATAAATCGCACCATGTCATGGCTTCCGAAGGTGGGAAATACAAATACATCAAGTTCGGACAGAAGGGCGTCAAGACCAATCAAACTGCTGGACAACGCAGAGCCTTCAAGTCACGCCATGCAAAGAATATCAAGCGTGGAAAAATGTCTGCGGCTTATTGGGCTGATAAGGTCAAGTGGAATCCAAGCAAGACCAAAGAGAAGAAGAACAAGAAATGGCGGAAGGGTTCGTGATGTGGAAAGATGTTTTGAAAGCACCCTTTGATACTAGGGAATATGAAGAGGCTACTTTTTCTATGGCTGGTTTAAGGAAGTTCCTAGTTGAGTTCCTAGACGAGCGGATTAGAGGCGCAATAAGGACACGGCGAAGGCCAAGAAGAGATGAAGACGGTAGGACATATACAGTAACGATAAACAAATACAATCTTAATCGTAAGGATTCGGAAAATTTGGGTAAACTGCTAAGAAAGGACCGAACAGATTTCACCGAGAGAGTGAAAAAGATATTTAGAGAAGAATACAACATGGTTAATGTCAAATTTAACCGAGGGCCTTGGTATGAAGACCACTATGGGGTTCTTGAGTTTACCTTCCAAATCAAGGATGGGCTTTGAGGTTCGTGAGGCCCAAAGCAATTAAAAAGGCGAACCACTACATTTTGATTAGGGGAATTGGTCATGGCTGAAAAAAGGCGATTCTCCTTCACCAATCTCTTCCGTAGGACGACCCCTACACCGGCTGACCGAAAGGTGTTCAATGTCGGAATTCAAGAGCGTGAAAACTCTTACATGATGACGGCTCCATTGGTTTACAATGTCGTCAATCAGTCCGTTATCGTGCGAACCTGTATTACACAACTCGAGCAGGAGATTTTTCGCCGGGGCTATGTTTGGGAAAAGGCCTACGAGTCCCGTTGTAATTCTTGTCAAAAGACTCACAAGATGCCCGTAGAGGTTTGTGCTAGATGTGATTCTCCGGATTTGAAGAAGCCCGACCCAAAGCAATTGGAATATGCCGAGAACTTCATTGAAGGATATGTGAACAAGTCCGAACAGAAATTCATTGATGTGTTCAAGGAGTTGGAAGATGACCTCAACATTATGGACGACGCCTACATTGTTCTCGTCAAGGAATACTACTTGGACGGCAATGGAAAAATCCGTATGCATCGCATCAAAGAGTTGTTCCGTGGCGACCCCGTGACCATGAGCATTTACGCTGATGAGGTTGGGATTAGAGGAACCAAAGGCTTCACTTGTATCAATCACCGTTCGTTCTTAGCCCAAGAACCTCATGAGCCATGTCAAGAGTGCCGTGGTCCTGTTTATCCGATTCATTATGTCAACAGAGCAAACGGTGAGGAGCAGTATTTCATTGAGGGAGAGGTTCTTCACTTTAGCAAATACAGTCCTAGTAGACTCTATGGACACTCGCCCATTCTTACATTGTTTAACAACATCATGACGCTCATTGCTATGGAGAATTATGTCAATTCATCTTACACTAAGAGTCGTATGCCGAGAGGCTTACTTGCCGTGCAAACCCGTAACATGGACTCTATGGCGGCATTTTGGCGAGGCGTAAAAGAGCGCATGGAACAAGACCCCCACTACATTCCTGTTATGGGTATTGAAGCAGAGAACGGTAAGGGTTCTGTTGAGTGGATTAAGTTCATGGATAGCCTCAAAGAAATGGAGTATGTTGCAGTTAAGGACGATTTGCGTGACCGTATCTCTGCCTTCTATGGCGTAAGTAAGGTCTTCATGGCCGACAATACAACGAGTGGTGGTTTGAACAACGAGGGTATGCAAATTCTTGTGACGAATCGTGCCGTGCAAATGGCGCAGAATGTTTACAACAACTATGTCTTCCCCTTCTTGACAAAGCAATTCGGTATTACTGATTGGGTCTTGAAACTGCCTCCAAGCGAAGAGGAGGACGAAGTTGCAGTTTTGCGAAAGCGTGAGTTAGAAGTCAACATTGCCGCCTCAACCAAGAATCTTGGGTTTGAAGTTGACATGGACGAAGATGGTAACTTTACTTTCTCTAAGCCGGAGCCCAAAGAAGAGGAGGCTCCGGAAGAAGGACCGGTTGAAACCAATCCGATGGCCGGTTCCAACATTGACCAAAGAGAATTAGCAGAGGCTCAAATGGCTTCTTTGGAAGAAGGTTCTAAGCCTCAAGAGAACCCGCCAGCCACAAGGAATAAAGCGAGGATGAGCGTAGGACCCGATAAGAGGCTTACAGGATTGCCGCAAGATGCTGGTAATCAAAATGTAGATAGGAGAAGCGAAGGGAGAGTGAGATGATGAATTGGAAAAATATCCTAAAGGAAAAGTTTGACCATGATGTTGAAGATGTTAAGGGCTTTCATCCTAAATATAAGCATCTCGCTTATTACGAAGCCAAACCCTACTATGGTTCTTATCTTATCACTTCTCCCGCAAAAGATGGTTCTATTTTGATGAGCGAAGATGATACTAGGGCCATGTTTGAAGATAGAATGGATGAGGGCTACGGATATTTTGTGGATGATTATCTAGATTTTTTTGAGAAGGAGGAATGAGTATGAGTGATGCGGCACGAAGAGAAAAAGAGTTGGTGAAAGAGTTGGCTAAGGTCCGTTCACAAAGAGCGGCAGAAGACAGAACGGTGAGAGTGAGTCGGGATTATTCCCTTGGTGGCTTGCCTCCCGATACTACGCACAAAGCAAAGCGTGGTTCTGCTGATACGCCCGATGTGGTCCAACTCCCTCTGCGTAAGCGAAACCGAACCGAGAACAAGTGGTGAGGCTCATGTCTTACATGGATATTCTCAAACTCAAAGTTGATAGCCAAGAGGCTAAAGACGAGTTGATAGAAGAATTATCCCAAGATTTAGAAGAACTTCAAAACTTTAGACCTGAATTGGTTGGCTCAAAGAAAAGACCTAAATCAAAACCAAGTAGAAAGGTCGGTCAAAAAAGAGGCAAGAAAACGAAAATCCCTACAACTATTGGAGGGAAATACAAGACCTCCGTTAGGCAGGAATTTGAAGTAATCTTAAGAGATATTACAAGAGCCATTGAAGAACAAAAACTAGCCAATCGTGTTAAGGGTGAATCTGAAACTGATATTACCTATATGGGTCGTAAAATTAGGTTGACTACTCCGGAAAAGGCACTTCCTAGAATTGCTTTTACTTTTCTAGTTGATTCTGTCAAAGAAGAATTAGAAAACGCTAAGAACGCCGAAATTAGGGAAACTAAAGAAAGAGATACCGGCCCCAAACCAAACCTCACTCCTAGGGAAGCAACTTCCGAAGAACAAAAGAAGCGAGTTGAAGAACAAATCAATTCTACAATCAAAGAAGGGGGAGGTAAGAGTGAATTCAATTACGAACTCTTGGAAGAACAAATCAACAATCTTCTAGATGTAGAGGACTTCTTGCAATATTTAGAAGAAGGTCGCTCTACCGTCTATCGTAAGAAAATCGGAATGGTTGTTGAGAGCGCAACCAAAGTCTTTGATTTGTTTGGCTCTCTACTCAAGAGCGGTTCGGATATTAGTGCTATCCTCAAGACAATCCTTGAGGAGTTAAAGGAAACTGAAAGGAAAGCCACTAACCTTTTGTCTGAAGATAAATTCAAAAAGCACCCCTATGATGCTGGTGTTCTTCGTGAGTCAATGAAGGCAATCCAAGATTATCTCCGATTTAGAGTTCAAACCTCAAAGGATTATCACACCCTTACAACGAGGACCGTTAAGGTGCTTAGAAACCTCGCTGAATTTGTAGATAGTGCTTGGAAACACTCTATTGGAAGAGGACCTATCAGCCTAGATTACAATCTTTTAGGGGACAGTCTTTCGGAACAAAAAAACAATTTTTCTTTCTTGAAGATTCTTGCTAGGAATGACCAAGAACACATGTATCGCTACGCCCCAGAGAATAAGAACATCTTGATGAAACTTGTTGATATGAAAGGTAAGGGTAAGAGATACATCAAACATAGACCCGGCAAAGGGGAATCTTTATCCAAAAAACAAGAAAATCAAAACAAACTGTATGATAAGTATCTCAACTTGGGCCTTGGAATTACAAGCGTCTTTACTGATTTCGTTGAAGGACCCGATAAAGACGAAAAATCTGCAAGTAAATTTCTCCAAGACTTGGAGAGTCAAGGGTTTAAGCAAAGAAAGGTTGCGGGTAAGACAGAATATAAATTCACTCATGAAGACGAGGATGCAACTTTCACAACTCCTAACGGTAAAGTCTACAAAGTCGGTGATGTAATTGATGCCGAAGAGTATCTTGCTCTTATTGAGGAATACAATCCAAAGGACACTCTTCTTGATTATATTGCTAGCCAATACAAGAGAGATGAGGGACGCATTCTAGATGTGCGAATGGATAGGCAACTCAAAGGGCAATTGGATAAACTCAAAAGTAAAATTGACTCTATGCTTTCTTCTAGAATGGAAGAAAAGCCCGACCTTGAAATGAATGTGCCAACTACATTCAAAGATATTAGAGAACAGAGGCTCAAAGAAGAGGAGGAGTAATCATGTGGGAAAGAATTCTCAAAGAAGATGTGCGTAAGGAATACAGTCCGGTGCTTGACACCTTGGATGAAAAGAAGCGAAAGAAACTCAAGAAGACTCTGCAATCAACAGAGCCTACAGAGTATTTCGGACAAGACTTTACTCGCCTTGGTGAGTTGATTGACATGCTCAAGGAATTAGAGTTTGTCAAATCGGACGAAAAACTCAACAAGAGATTCAAGTCCATTGACGAAAGGAACATTGATATGTTGGCCCTCTCTAGCAAACTCCGTAAGGAATACGAATTGTTGTATCGCCAACTTCGTGAAATCGTTTATCCAAAGAGAAAGGGGGATTTGAGAGATGAGTGATACACAAGAAGAAATGTTGGGTGTGTTGAAGGCATTGGTTGAGCGTATTCAGTCGCTTGAGAAGACCGTGTATCATCAAGACAATTTGTTGATGAAGTCCGGATTCGTTGTTGCTCAAACTCCTGTTCCTTCTATGAATGCATCTACTATGCCCACAGATGATATGATTCACAAAATGTCGTGGGACGACATTGAGAAATTTGTAAACGGACGGTGATACCATGCCCGAAAAACTGACGAGAGAAGAAGCACTAGTGGCTAAGACGATTGAGCAAGTGCGTATTGTGAATGAACTTATTCAGCAAGAGAATGAAGTTATGTTACCTTATGATGATGGGATGGAAGAAGTCAAGGTCAAGCGACCTAAGGCTACAACCACCAAAGTTACCAATGAAGGTAGCGATGAGAACGGATTCGGTTCTGCTGGCGAAACTGTTGAATTCAAATGAGTGGTCTAAATGGCCTCTGCTGGTTTGATGGTGGGCAAGGTCAAAGCGCCTGCCTCGGATGAAATTCTTTCTCTCTTTGAAAAGGTCCGAGTTGCTTACCTTTCAGCCAAAGAGGACAAGAAAGAATATGGCGGTCGTTGGAGAAACGCCTTAGAAGAAATTGAAGAAGCCTTTGATTCTCTTTCCACTCTTGGAAAGGAATTGAAGAATTTCTTGGACGAAAGGCATCTTAACGACGATGATGCAAAGGACCCGGAAAGCACAACTGCTCGTATTATTTACGAGGCTATCAAAGACATGCGATTTGAATCCGACAAGGTGCAAGACCCATTCGCAGACCGTTTTAAGGGCGATGTGTTGGAAGCATTACTCAGCGATATTGGCATGATGGTGAAATTTATTCACTATGCTATTCGTTCCGATGATAAAGCATTATCGGGGAAGTTCTACGAATCTAAAGAGTTGCAACCGGATGAGATTACGAATGGTTTAGATGGTCTTGACTTAGAAGTTGATGATGTTCCTCTTTACATCATTGAACATTATGGCGACGATAAAGATTCTAGAAAAGTAGAATCTCAATACAAGAAAGCCAAAGCAATTCTTGATGAAATGATTCTTTCCGAATCTTCCGAAGAGGAATTAGAAGAATTGGAAGAAGTGGATTTGCATAAGGCAGAAAAATCCGAAAAGGAAAAGGCCGTAAGTCAATTCATTATTCCAAACAAGCCGATGTATCGTATCTTTGATATTGACGACATGAAGGAACTTAAAGGATTCAGCGGAGAATATGTTGTTCAAGAAAAATACGATGGTATGCGTATTCAAATTCATAAGATTGACAACAAGGTTCAAATTTTCTCCTACAACAAGAAAGACATTACAGAGAAGTGTTCTTCTCAAGTCAAGGAGTTGCAAAAGAAATCCTACGGTGATTGCATCCTTGATGCAGAACTGATTTTGTTTGATGGGGACAAGGCCCTCCATCGTGCCGATACAGTAGCCCATGTTTTCCAAAATAAATACAAAGAGGCTAGACTCCGAGCGCATGTTTTTGATATTATGCGCCATGAGGCTCAAGACCTTACGGATACGCCTCTGCGTGACCGAATCAACATTCTCTTCAACAATTATGCCGTTAAGTCGTCTTCGGATTTGGTCTTCCCTTCAAAGAAGGATACGAGGATTGCTGACTCCTTGAAGGACATTGACGATTACGCCAAGGAAATTATGGACATGCCTACGGCAGAAGGCGTGGTCATTAAGGACATTGAATCTACTTATTTCATCGGGACAAAGAAGAATCCAAAGTGGATTAAGTGGAAGAAGTTTGTTGATTTGGACATGTTGGTTTTGGATAAGAAATCAACAAAGTCGGGCTTGTATTCCTACTCTCTTGGCGCTGGTCCCGTTGCTGATGAAGACGAGGGCAAGCACATTGTAGAATACGAAGGCCGACGATACATGAATGTTGGAAAGGCACTTAACACCAAGATTAAGGCAGATGTTGGACAAATCATTCGTGTGAAGGTTGACGAGGTTAGAGAAGATAACGGAAGATTCACTCTTTATTCGGCTAAGGTTGTAGAGGTTCCCGAAGTGGAATTACCGGATAAGATTGTCACTTTACAGATGCTTTCGGGAGATACTAAGCCTTCTATCAAATACAAGGCATTGTCCTTGAAGAAAGGCATTGGTATTACTGATGGTATTCATGGAACTGCAATGATTATTGCAAAGAGTATGGATGGGTTTACTATTTACGGTTTCCAAGAGAATAATCTCATGGCTAAGAATGCTCTCCAAGACTTGGACATGTGGAAACAAGAAGCGGAGCAGATGATGAAAACAATGCAGAGTAATGTTCGCTCCGCCGTTATTCGTTATGTCAAGGACGCCACTTCTAGAAATAAAGAAGTGACAGTCAAAGAGTTGGATGAATTCTTATCCCGCAACTATGCTAATGAGTATTCTAGTTTGTTTGAGAACAAGCAAGACTTCCTTAAATTCCTTAAGGGGCAAAAAGAATTGAGTCATTTCTTGGATGCTAGTGAATACATTACTGTGCGGGGCAACAAAGTCTTTGTTGATGAGAGTGTTTTACAAAAAGAAGAGGAGCCGTCTAAATTCAAGGTGTATCTTCGTAAAGATGGCAACTTGAATTTCTCTGTTCGTCATAAAGGTGAGAATCTTATGTGGACGATTGACTTACAGACCGACGATGACATTTTCTCTTTGTTCGGTAAAGCAGTCAAGTATCCTGCTGAGATTTCCGAACAACAAGATACTCATGACCTCTTAGATGAAGGCGATGTTACCGTTGGCGTTCAGCGACATGGATACCACGAATACATCTTGAACGGTAACAAGTTTGAAACCAAACTACACTTCCGAGTTGTAGAGATGGATGGTGAGAAGACTTGGATTGCTTGGACGGGCTATGAGCAAGACCCTGTTGACCCCGATACAGATGAAGGGGTATGGAATATCTATAATGATAAGTTCAAAAGTATAAAATTGGATAAAAATACGGATAAGGTTAAATAGTCAATTAGAGAACGAGGAGTTGAGAAGAATGTCTTCCATCGTTAAGGCTGAAACTCATGAGGATTTCAAAATCATCAAGAGCGACAAACTAATGATTGGGGGATATGCTTCTATTGAAATGGTGGACAAGCAAAACGACCTCATTACCCTAGAGTCATTGAAAGAAGCCGTTAAAAAATTCATGGAGCAGAAGAGTTTTCGGAATGTAATGACCAATCACTCAAATGTTCAAGTCGGAGAAGTAATTGACAGTTACAGAGATACAAGCGGGAGGCTATGGAAAACAGAAGTGGATGATGTTGGCTTCTTCGTAGTGATTAAACTCCGTGATGATATTGAAAAAGCAAAAGAAATTGGACGAGGCATTCGCAAAGGAACATTGAGGTCTTTTAGCATAGGAGGACAGGCGCTACAGAAAGTGAAAAAGCGAAGTGAAGAGTTGGGCGAATACAACGAGATTAGCAAACTTGAACTTCATGAAGTGACCATCTGTGAAAAAGGAATCAACCCCGAAGCGAAATTTGACATTTTGAAACAACAAAAGGTGAAAGACATGACGAAATTGGAAAAAGCATTGGCGGAATTGGACACTCTTCTCGCAGAAGTGAACACTCTCCGTAAGGAAGAAGAAGAAGAACCCGCTATGGAAAACATGGGCGGAGAAGAAGAAATGATGGACATTGAAGCCTACGAGCGAGAAGAAAAGGGCGCAAAGCCTACTGTTGACGGTGGCTCTTTGGAAACCGGCGAGCCAGCAGACCTCGTTGTTGTGTCCGGTGGCCGACCAACCGGTTCCTCTCAAGCCGCAGAGGAAGGTCAGGTTAGCAAAGCCTTTGACAACGCTGAATTTGGAACGCTCAACCTCTCCAATGAGAACATTGAGAAGGCTTACGCACAATTCCGTGCCGAGCAGATGGAAGAGTTGGCTCTCAAGAACCTTGAGTCCACCTTCGCTAAGAGATTTGAGGCTGAGATGGCTAGCCGTGAAGAAATGGTTGCTAAGTCGGAATACGATGCTCAGTCCGAGATTGCTTCTCTCCGAGAGCAATTCTCTTCGCTCCGCAAGTCGTTAGAGAACGGCGCACAAGAAATTCGCAAGGCTAACGAAGCCGCCCAAGAAACCACGACCCTTTCCTTGGATGAGGTCGCTGAAATGTCTTGGAGCGACATTCACAAGATGGCCAGCGGAAACTATTGAGGTGATGAAAAATGGGTTACATTAACACGATTAGAGATTTAGAAGCAGCAACTTACGGACTACCAAACTTTGGCGGCAACTCCTTGCTTAAGCAAGCAGGTGTTGTGCAGGGCCTTCACACGGCTCACGACATTGCCGATGCAAGCGCAAGCGGTGTTTCCGGTATTGGGACCACCACCGGCATGTATAATGTCATCTACGGACAAAAGGTTTGGTCTATGCTGAACCGTGAAGTCAACGCCCTCGCTATGCTCTCCAAGAGAGCCTACGCTTCCAGCGGTTGGCGAATCCTCAAGAGTCGTCCATTCGGTGGTAGCGCCGCTACTCTTACCTTGCAAAGCGACGGCACGGGCGGCGGCATTGGTTCCGACGACCCACAAGCAGACGAGATTGGTGGTGTTCCTGAGAACGCCGGTCTTTCTACTACCGCTGACGGTCTTGGTAGCATGGCTCCAACCTACGCTCAACTCTTCATGAGTCCAAAGACTGTGGCTCATCAGTTTGACATTTCCGAACTCGCTATGGAGATGGCTCAAATTGACGATGGCCTCGGTGACATTCGGGCTATCATCCGTGAAGACATGGGTAAGGCTCACGCCGAAGCACAGAACAAGATGCTGGTTATGCCTCTTGAGTTCTACGGTGAATCTTCCGCTCTTGGCGACATTGAGCGAAACTACACCTCGCTCTTGAAGATTGTTTCCAGCCGAGCAGAGATTCTTGCTTTGGACGCTGGCGTTCTCGCTACTGACACGGCTTCCGCTACCAACGCCCTTGGTAAAATCTACGGCGAGGAGCGATTTACTGCCGCTTCTTTCCTTGACTCCGAAGTTGACTCCGGGACCTACGCCGCTTCTTCGGTTCGTGCTTTGACGCTGACCAAGATTAACGACATGATTCGCCGTCTGCGAGTCGCTGGTGGTTCGCCCAAGGTTATCCTTACGGGCTACGATACCATCCAAGCAATCGCTGACTTGCTCCAAGCACAAGAGCGATTCATGGACCGCAAGGAAGTTATTCCTACCGTGAACGGTGTGCGTGGTATCAAGGGTCAAGAAGTCGGTTTCCGTGTGGCTACCTACTACGACATTCCTCTTATCCCTGTGAAGGAAATGACCTCCACCACCAACTCGGCTGACACCGGTATTAGCGACATGCTTTTCCTTGACACGGACCATCTTTGGCTCCAAGTCATGAAGCCTACGCAATACTTTGAAGACGGTATTTCCAACGGGAACCCATTCGGTGTGGGTCGCCTTGGGAACCAAGCCCTTTACCGCACCATTGCGGAAACGGGTTGTTCCTTCTTCTTGGGCCAAGGTAAGATTACGAACATCGCTTGAGGTGATTAAGCATGGCTTTTTCATCTACGATTACCGAAACCACGGTGTTTGGTAACAAGCGTGTTGCATACGGGACCTTCACCAATGGTGGTTCCGATACCGGCGGCGACATTGAAACCGGTTTGGACCGAGTGGATGCTATTCACCTCGTCCACTCCGGGTCTGCCGTTGTTGCTTCGGCTCCCGTTGTAAACGAAACCTTCCCATTGGCTAGCGGTGATGTGACCATTGTAACGGTCGCTGATGCTGACGGCTTTTGGATTGCTTACGGGGCTTGAGGAGGGTCTTAATTGGCGACCATCAAATTAAATGATGATTGCGAATGGGACTCTCGGCAACTTCAAGGTAAAGAAGGCAAATTTGAAGTTACGAAGGCTGAATCCATTGAGGTTTCAGCCTTCGTAGCCTCTCACTACTACGCAAGCCACCGCTTAGATGTGGTGTTTGATGAGAGTGACCGAAAGGAATTGTCTTCTCTGCCCGATAGAGAGTTGTCTATGTTAGCGGTTGCATTACAATGCGAGCCTAGCGAAGTCGTCAATCTGCTTCTTCCTAAGAAGAAGGCCCCTCGTAAGAAGGCCTCTTCAAAGAAAGAGCAATCCGAATGAAGGACAAAACCTTCATTAATGGATGATTGATAGTCCTCTTTAGGTGATAACATGCCCGACGCATCTAGGTCTAGTGGAGTTTTGACTGCATCAGCAGTCATTGTAGCAAATCCGTGTAACTTGAAGAGTGTTCACATCACTTGCAGAGCCAACGGCGCTGACGAATACATCTTGAAGATTTTTGATTCCGAGGATGCTACCTTAACAGGTAACACGGAATTGGTGCGATTTGTATTCAATGGCGACTCGTCTGCAAACAATGTGGAGGCTGACATGCACGGTGTCCTCGCTAGAGAAGGACTCTACGCTCAAGTTACTGCCCCTGCTTCACCCGATGCCGCTTCACACTTCGCTTTTAGTGTGGAGTTCAACTGAGGTGAAACAATGGCGGCTTTGAACGCAGATACAAGGCTCATCATGACGATTCTTTTCGTTGGAGTGGTGAGTGGTGCGAATGTTTTCTTCTACGCTCAGTATGGTTCCAATTTCCCCTACACTCATTTGGCTCATGGAGTCCTATTCGGTCTTATTACTGTCGGTGCTATTCTCATCATGAAGGCAGTCAACGACTTGTTCTTGAACGACTACATTGAACAGGGCTTACTTGACCGAAGAATTGAGGCTTATTGGAAGTTGAAGACCAAGGAAGAACAACAGAGAAAGCGTATGCAAGAATCTCTCAAGACCTTCCAAACGGACTTTAACACGACGAGGGTTCCCGAAATTTCTACTTATAACAACGACAACGAATTAGGAGCAGAATTCTTAGCCTCTTTGCAATGAGGTGATTGAATGCCTTTAGGGGATTTGATGGGTTTCTCGGACTCCGACTACGCCTACAATCAGCAGAGAGCGCACTCTGCTGACATGTTCTTCATGAAGATGAGGTTCTATTTTTGGGGTTCTTGTGCCGTTCTCTCATCGTTCCTTATCGGGAACATCATGGGCGTCTTTGACTTGAATGTAGTGGGTTGGATGGTAGACGCATTTACAGGTCTTTGGGGGCATTGATATGTCCCTTCTTACCGGCTTTGCGGTAGTCATTACAGAAGCCGCTATTGCCTTCTACAAGAAAATACA